TATGGCAGTCAAAAATACACATTTAGAACATTTAGAAGACGAAATTATCAATAATGGTATTGATGGTGGTCGTGCCGCTATAAACTTTTTACAAGGTTTACGAGACATGATGAAAGGTAATTCTAGTTCATCTGTCAATATGACTGTTAAATGGGATGGAGCACCTGCAATCTTTTGTGGAAAACATCCTGAAACAGGCAATTTCTTTGTTGCAAAGAAATCTCTTTTTAATAAAGAACCAAAATTTTACACATCTGAACACGAAATCAATCAGGCATCCGAACTCTCTGGTCAATTAAAAGAGAAGTTTTTAACTGCATTTAAATATCTTTCAAGGTTATCTTGGAACACTATACTTCAAGGTGATCTAATGTACACCAATGATAAGAAAATGCAGAAAATAGATGGTAAATCTTATGTCACTTTTCAACCCAATACTATACTATATGCAGTTGATATAGAATCAGAATTAGGTGGTCAGATTGCAAATTCAAAAATGGGTATTGTATTTCATACCACATACTCAGGTAGTACAATAGATACTCTTTCCGCATCATTCGGTGCCAATATAAGTAGTTTAGGTCATAGTAAAGATATTTGGATAGATGATGCAACATACAGAGATGTTTCTGGAAGTTCTACATTAACCGCAACAGACACACTTGCACTTACACAAGAATTGACTGAAACAGGTAAAGCATTTCATGGTATAAAGAGACAAGATTTAGATAAGTTTCAAAAAATACAATCAGAAATTACAAAGAAAGGTATTGGTGCATCTTATAAAACTTATGTCAATTCACTTATTCGAAGTGGTGCATATAAACCCACATTTGATGGTTATTTAAAACACTTTGAAAACTATTGGAGAGACATGGTAGTTGGCAAAGTAAAAACAGAAAAGACAAAACAAATTAAACAAGAGATAGGTGAACAACTATATAATGAATTAAGATCACTTAAAGTGTTAATCACCAATCTTACAAAATTTATGGAACACCTAGTTATTGCAAAGGGCATTATTGTAAAAGGACTAAATCGTGTCAAATCAGTAGGTCATTTTGTTAAGACTGATACAGGTTTTAGAGTAACAAATCCAGAAGGATATGTTGCAATAGATAAAAGTGGTAGAGCAGTTAAATTAGTAGATAGATTAGAGTTCAGTCAAGCTAATTTCAATGCTGCCAAAAATTGGGATAAATGATGAAAAGCATAAAAGATTTTTTAAGAGAACAGAAATTAAAAGGTGCAGTCTTCACATTTGGTAGATTCAACCCTCCAACTGTTGGACATGAGAAACTTGTTGACAAACTAAACAGTGTCGCAAGATCATTTGGTAGCGATCCAATTCTATTTGCATCACATTCAAATGATAAGATGAAAAATCCATTATCACACAGAGATAAAATCAAATATCTCAATACATTCTTTGGTCGTAAAGTCAAAGTTATGGATGTAGATGCAAGACAAGTATTTCAAATTCTAGTATTCTTATACGATCAAGGTTACAGAAGACTAGGTATGGTCGTTGGCTCTGATAGAGTCAAAGAATTTGATACGATTATCAAAAAGTATAACTCAGTAAAAGGTCGTCACGGTTTTTATAAGTTCGAAGATATACAAATCGTCTCTGCTGGTGAAAGAGATCCAGATGCAGATGATGTATCAGGAATGTCAGCATCTAAGATGAGAGAATATGCTGAGAAAGGAGATTTCGAGTCATTCAAAAAAGGCGTACCTTCTCAAGGCAAAAATCAAGCAGAAAAACTTTATAAAGACATTCGTAGAGGTATGGGTATCATGGAAAATACTCTACCTGATTACATGATAGAAGACCTGATTACAGAAGGCGTATACGATCCTGGAACTTTCAAAGCAGTATTTCTTATGGGTGGTCCAGGTTCTGGTAAATCAGCAGTTGTGAAACAACTGAATCTAAAAGCACTAGGGTTAAAAGTAGTCAACAGTGATAATGCATTTGAAAGAGGTTTGAAAAAGGCAGGTCTATCATTAGATTTGCGAAAACTTGATGCAAATGTCAGAGATGAAATTCGTGGCAGAGCAAAAGAAACTATGGCCAAAGGTTTAGAGGGTTACATTCAAGGTAGACTTGGTCTTATCTTTGATACCACATCTGCAAAAGCAGGCAAGATATTAGACTATAAGAAGTTATTAGATAATCTTGGTTACGAATACAAGATGGTGTATGTAAACACATCACTTGAGTTTGCACAACAGAGAAATGCAGAACGAGCAAGAAAATTGCCACCTGAAGTTGTTGTATCAGACCATGAAAAGGTGCAACAAAATGTAGAAATGTTTAGAAGAGTTTTTGGTAATGACTTTATAGAAATTAAAAATGATGATACATTTCAAGCATTACAGAAGAAGGCATCATCATTATATAGTGGCATGATGACTTGGGTGTCTAGATTTCCTAGTAACAAACTTGCAACTCAGTGGAGAGAAATGGAGTTGCTGAAGAAACAACAAAACACATAAATAGTACCATGGACTTTATAGAACAACTAAAAATAGAAAGATTGCTTGAAAAGAAAGTCAAGCAAGATAAAGAAATCAAAGACCGAGACGGTACTCAACCTGCGAAATACTATGCAAAAGATGCCGAAGGTGATGATATGGCAAAGTCCACTAAACAAGATCGTGCTAGACACTTTGAGAAAGGTGCAGAGAAAGATGATAACGATCCTTCTGCATACAAACCAGCACCAGGTGATGCTCAGGCAAAAACAAAACCTTCTCAACACACTAAGAAATTCAAAAAGATGTTTAGTGAAGATGCAGTCGCAGCTGCCAAACTAAAGGCAAAACAAGCAGACGAGTTAGAAAGACTCAAAGTAAAACAAGAAAGAGAAGCAGAAGCACTCAAAGATCGCCACGATAGAGAAAACGAAAGACAAAAAGGTAGAGACGAGGCAGAAAAAGAGAAAGAGGCAATTGATAAGAAGAGAGCATCACAATCAGAAGATACTCTACCTGATATAGATGTAGATGCAATCTTAGAAAAAGCAGAGTCAGAAGCACAGCAAAAACTCATGGGCATGGCACTTGCATACAAAAGAGGTGAAATGAAAGATGCACCTGAGAAAGTTAAAGAACTTGCAAAGTCTATGTCAGAGAAAGACTTAGAAGATTTTGCAAAGACAAAACATAGTGAAGTGCCTGCAAAGAAAGAAGAGATAGAAGAAGAATCTGCCGCTGATAAGTCACTCAAGGATAAGGCAGATAAAACAGGCATACCTTTTAACATATTGAAACAAGTTTACAACAGAGGTGTTGCCGCTTGGAGAACTGGTCATAGACCTGGTACAACTCCAGAGCAATGGGGACATGCAAGAGTTAATAGTTTTGTAACTAAGTCTTCAGGCACATGGGGTAAAGCAGATGCAGACCTTGCCAGAAAAGTTAGAGGCGAATCTATAGAAGAAGGCAAGATGGTCGCAAGAACACACGAGATTATCGATACAGTTCTAAACAAAGTAAGAGAGAGACTACAAAAAGAATATAGATCAAGTCCTGAAAAAGGTATCAATCTTCTGCAATCTTTCGCAAAAATGATGAACTTTACAGTAACAGATAAAGCACAGAAAGATGGTTATCTATTTCTAAAAATGGGTGATCAACTTACTGAAGGTAAAATGGGAGACATCTTCTATCATTTACAAAACGGTGATAGTGCAGAGACCATCGCTAAGTCTTGTAAGATATCAGTCAAAGTTGCACAAGGTTTCATAGAGGATTTCAAAAAACATTATCCTAGAGAATACAAACAAGTCTATGAAACATTTACAGAAGGCGCTAGAGAAAGAATTCTAAATCGTTTCTACGATAAACTAGGCATAGATCAACAAACACACGACTTCATTCTACAGAAAGATAAAGAATGGGGAGAGAAAAGACTCAAAGCAATCAAATCACCTGAAGGTTTAGAAGGATTAGTGAAAGTAGACCAAGAGATCGAAAGAGAAAGGTCAGCACTTATCAGACAAGGTAAGTATGTTAAATATTGGGAGAAATAAATGAGTGAACTAGGAAAAGGAAACTCAACTGATAACGGAGTACACGAACAAGGTACAGACGAAACACGAATTGCATATCAAAACGATACGCCAGGTCAAGCAGTTGATCAATTCATTAAAGAAAGAGAGAAAGCATTCCACGAACAGAAAGAACAAAAGAAAAAACATTTTTCACAAGTTTTTCAGAATCCTCTCAAAGGTTTTCCATATAATGAGGAGTTCGAAGTAAAAGAACTATAATAAATGGCACAGTGGAATAAGGACAGTCAGAGTTATCTGAATAATAACAAGACACTATTTGAAGTAGTTGGTCTTGCAGATAAAGACGGAAACATCATCAATACATTTGGTGCGGCTTCTAATGTACCTCTTTCCAATGGTGATATATTAGGTTATTCCCATGTGCATAAGTTTGGTAAGAATCCTGATCTTGCAAATGGTACTGTAGAGACTATATGGGATGGATCAGTTATCTATCCATGGGCAACATGGGATGCAGGTGCATCACTTGTATATCTAAAATCAACC